ATGAGTGAGCGACTGGCAGAGATCAAGCGGAAAGCAAACCGCGAACCTATGGGAAGCAATGATGACCGCCGCTGGCTGATTGCCAAGGTCGAGCGGCTGGAGCAGACAATCGTCAGTGCCACGAAGTACGCTTGCCAGGACGGCATGGAGGCTGCGGCGAAGATCAAGCTGATAGAGCCAGCAGGAATGCGGCGTGGTGATCCTACATGGGCGGCGGGATGGAATCGCGGAGTCCAAGACTTCCGTGCCGCCATCCGAGCGGAGATCAAGCATGAGTGAGCGACTAGGCCGAATAACAAAGATCAAAGCGTTGTGGCTGCCAGGTATCCAAGACGAAAACTCTGGTTACATGTCAGTAGATATCGACGATGCCATCTGGATCGTTGGTGAGGTCGATCGGCTGAGTGCAAAGCTATCGCGGTTCAGCGAGTTGCAATACAAGCGGCTCGATGAAGCCAAGACTGAGATCGACCGGCTGAAGGCAATACTGTCGTTCAAGCGGTCCGCATCTGGCGACGTTCAGGTCGGGGTAAGATTGCCCAACCCCCAAGGAGCAACCCCATGCTGATCAAGACAATCGCCTCCATCGTCCTTGTAATGGGCCTGTCTGCCGTAGTGCAGGCCGGTCATTTCTGTGAAACCGGCGTCGGCCTCCCCTGCATCGACATCCTGTTGACCGGCCAATCCGAAGCGAACGTCGGCGACATCGTTGACGTGAACATCTCCATCGTTGCCCAACAGGACAAGGACGCCACGGCTGGCGAGTGGGTCGGCGTCGAAGTGGTACTGAATTGGGACCCGGCCGTGATGGAGCCGGTGAGCCACACGATCTGCGACTCGCTCTACGACTACTTCCTCGTCTGGATATTTGTCAGCAACGATCCCGCCAATCTCTACTACGACTGCATCAACCAGGACATCAACCCGTTCGATGGTTGGCCCGACAACGACGGTGACATGAGCGTCCTCTACTTCTCCCCGCTCGGCACGGAACAGAACGTCTTTGCCAACCCAGCCATCCTCGGCACGATGCGGTTCCGCGTACTGGCTACCGGCAATCACACCGTCGGCATCACCCCATCCACCGATTGTTTCTTCCCAGACAACCCACAGGTGTTCCCGATTGAAACGCAGGTACTCGCCGGAGGCAACATCAACATGACCGGCGACCTGTCCAGCACATACGAGGTTGAGGTTCGCTCAGCGTTCGACACCGTGGACCCGCCCGGCGTGGGCATCGAGGACTTTTTAGCGTTACTGGCTGCATGGGGAACCTGATGCAATACAAACCCGGAATGTTCGCCGACTGGAACGACATGATTCAGACCGTCACGACCTGGGTGGTGGTGGTTTTCTGCGCGTCCTGGCTTCTCGTGATCGGGGCCGCGCTGGTCTGGGACCTGACATGAGTGGTGAATGGCCCCTCGACGTCGAGTCTGCACTCAAGCTGCAAACCGAACTCGTCGCAGCGACACGTGTCCAGCTTGAAAAGGCTGGACTGGAACTGACAAGAACTTGGGCCGTGGTGGTGATCGTGGACCCGGATCCCGCCAAAGGCTCGATCAAACTGATTGGGTAATCATGAAAGCTGTAATCACCGTCGAACTCTTGCCATTGAAATCGCATCAACGAACTGGTGGACCCGACAGGCCGTGGCTGGCCGAGAGCGTAATGACCGGCATGACAGACGGCGCCGAACGGGAGGGTACATGCCGTGGCGTCACCTTCGCGGCCACGCTCCGGACGTGCGTCCAGGGTGTGATCGGCCAATCGAGAGGAGCATACAGTGGCAGTCACGTGGACCGATAAGGACGGGTTCACCGGGATCGACTACCCAGCGCTGCGCAAGGACTTCCCGAACCTCGACATCGATCTCGAACTCGGCGGGATGAACGGCTGGCTGCGCGCTGGGAAAAAAAGGTACACGAACTGGCAGCGGTTCGTCGTGAACTGGCTGAACAGGTCAAGCCAGAACAAACAGAACGCGGATCAGTCCACCGATGCCATGGACACCGCGTACCGATCCTGCACTAAGAACAAGATGTCACTCGACGATTGGGATCGTGTCCGTCGCATGATCATGGGCTACTGGACGAACTGGCGACCAGGTCCGGACGAGGCTCGGATATATGTCTGGAAGCTGTCGACCCTGTCGCCCAACGTGCTGCTCGGCGCCATTGGTGAGTTGATTGAAGCCGACTTTCCCGGGCGCCGCCCCGACATCGGTAAGATCATGATCAAATACCGTCTGCGGATCGGCAAGGTCTTTCGGGACGCCTCGCATGAGAACTGCTGCGTCCGTTGTGAACAGCCTTACACTGCCGGGCAGAAAGAAAAGGATGACCTCTGCGTCGCGTGCGTCCGTCTTGAGCAGGATGAGATGAAGGCCGACCTTGCCATCGACATCGACAAATGGTCGCACAAGATGGGGCTCATGTGGGCAAAGATGTTCCCTTTAGAGCGGCAGCGGGAGGCACCGGCCCCCGCTGTCGTTATTCCTGTTACAGCGGGCGCTCTGCCGGGGCCAGGGGAGTCGGGCCAGCAAGCCTTAGACACCGACTCGCCCGCGTTCGGCCTGTTGCCGGACAGCCTCGGTGGAGAGCCTTTGTACCTTCAATGAAAGAGCAGTCATGACAGCCAGGGCGCCGATCGTCGAGTTACCAGGATGCAACAAGCTGGAGCAAGCCTACGCGGGTCGCCTGGTGACGATGGAGGCGGCGGGGGCCGTCGCGGCATGGTGGTATGAACCAATGCGGATACGGATCGGATGCTCCGCAGAGGGCCGCGACTCGTTCTACACGCCTGACTTCATGGTCCAATTACCAGACGAGACGCTTGAATTGCACGAAGTCAAAGGCCGCTGGATGGAAGCGGCGCGTGTCCGAATACGTGCGGCGGCGATGGTGTACCCTTTCACGTTCTTCGGGGTCACGCGTGATCGTGACGGATGGAAGTTCGAGCGGTTTTGACGTAGCCTGACACGTGTCCAGGAGGCGCCACATCAACCGAAGGGAGTCACAATCATGCCCGGACCTGGACCTGGACTCGGAAAGAAACTGAAGGCTCGCGCGGCCGCCCAGACCAAGAAAGCTATCAAATCTGCTGAAAGGCGAAGCACTCAACGCGCTTTCGAGAAGCTGACTACGAAGGCGGTCGGATCACCACCACCCAAGCCCCTGAGCCGTGAGGTGAAAGCCTTTCGAGCCGCCAAAGAGGCCAGCAGGGCAAAGAGACGATCAGCGAACCGAGCATGAGATGATTGAACCCGTCGCATACATCAACCCCCGTGTCATTGGCCGAGCCAGTGAGCCTTACTGGACGCCAGAGCAGCTTTCGGAGCGAGCCTACGAACGGGCGATGCACCCCCAATACACGGGCGGCAGCATGATTCACATGCCGCAGGGCTGGATCTACACGATGTCGAGTGCGCCGTGGCTGGGGCTGGCTCAAGGCCACGGCGCCGCGTGGACAGATGTCCTGGGGCGAGTCCTGGCGGAACGGCCCGGCCACAAGTGGACCCTGTATAGCGGCTGGCAGATGTCCAGTGCCTACACGATCTACGGCCGACCCCGGCCCGACGGCGAGCAATGGGGATTCATCGGGGAACCCGATTGGGCCGACGCCGACAACCCCCAGCACGTCCGGATGCTGCGCGACCTGAACATTCAAGAGTGGGCTGACCGTGGCGTGACGAAGTTCGTATTCGACAGCGGATCAAAGGACCCGCGCGAGATCGTCCGGTGGCGTCGCAAACTACGCCGGGTCGTCAAGACGGTTGGGTTGGAGGCGATCCCATGGGTCGGTGGGCAGCAAGAGTTCGCGCACATTGACTGGCAATGGTGCGAGCAGTTCGGATTGGAGTATCACGGCAACCAGCGATTCCGAGCCGGTCGTCCGTTCCTTGAGGATGTACCGGCGTCATGTGTTGGCCGGGCGTTTGTATGGCTGGTTCACATGATGGACCCGCCGCCGACGCCGCTGGAGGTTGCGGGCATGATGCAGCGAGGCTGGACCCCGGTTGTCTCCGGATCGAGGGATCAACTCATGGCCGACGCGATGGCGATCTACACCGCGCCCGACCCCAGGCAGCCTCAACAGACACGTGTCCAAGGAGACGAGTGAATGCCACCATCCAAACTCAACGGAGTCCTGACCCGCGTCGTCGGAGTTCTATTCGCGGTGGCCCTGCTCGCCATCCTCGGCCTCTCATTCGCTAATCAGTCATCACTAGCTGGGCACAACAGCGCCGAGGGTCCGCACGGCAAGATCAACACGGATCTCGCTGCGATCAAGACGGACGTCGAGTGGATTCGGAAACAACTAGAGGATAAATAATGCGCAAGCTAGTCATCGCAATCGTCCTGGTGTCCTCGGTCGCCCTCGGCGGCTGTTCCACCACCTCTCCGGAGGATCTTGCAACGTGGCAACAGTCCAGCGCCATACTCGGTGAGGAAATCACCGCGCTGGAGATCGAGTTGCTTCAGGTGTCCGACCCAATCGAGCGAGCGTCGTTGCAGGCCAAGGTCGCGGAGGCGAAGCGGGTCCACGAGATATTCGACAACGCCATCACGTCCGCGACCAGCGCAGCCGATGCGCCGTTCGCATTCATGGAGACGGCGCTGCTGGTGGCCGGTGGTTTCTTCCCGCCTGCTCTGCTCGGACTGCCGATCATCCGCACGCTTAGGCGTCAGCGCTCGGCCATCTTCACGGCGGTTGCCGCCGGGGGCGGGCCCAACAATCCCAACTTGGCGAAGGCATCGCTGAAGTCGAACCCGGCTGCGATGAATGCGCTGGCGAAGTGGAAGGCTAACGGCGCGTAGTGAGCGTCCTCAAGGCGATATATCGAGGAACAACGCAGTTCGGCGCCCTCGGCCCAGCGCAAGTGCGACGTGTGTTGGCGTCAAAGAACAGCACGGGCTCGGACGTTCTGGCGGACATGCCTCGCGCCGGTTTGCCGTGCTACCGCGTCTCTCCGCGAGAGTGGACAGTTCCCGCCGGGCTGGTCGGAATTGGCTCAAGAGAGATGTTCAGTGGCTACGACGCGGACGGCGTCACGCCGATGCTGGCGTACTTCCAGGCCGGAAACTCCCACCTTCAGTTCTGGCTTGGCGATTTCAGCGGCGGCTCTGAGGACTATGACCTCGCGTGCGGCAAGGACGCTCTTGCCGATACGCTGTCGAATGCCTTTGACGTGGTCAGCGGTTCGTGGGCGGGTGGCTCGGCGACGCTCACGCTCGACGCGGAACACGCGATCACCACTTCACACACGCTCCGAGTGAGCGGCGTCACGCCGAGCGGATATAACGGCGACTTTGCAGTCACCGGCGAGACGTCGGACACCGTGACGTACACCGTGGCCGACCCCGGAGGCACAGCGTCCGGCGGGATAGCAGGCCGACTTCACACCCAGATAACCGACGTAGTGCAAGCCACGAGCGCGGACATCCCCAACGAATGCCACAAGCTAGAGGGCGGCATAGTTATCCCCGGCGCGTTCATCATCTATTGCACCCATTTGTTTGACCGCAACGCTGGTGTCGGCGACCGCGACTGGCAGGCCGATGGCGTATCGCTGGTCATGTTCGACACCGGCAACCCCGATCTGCCTTGGGACCTCGCGACGGCCGTGATCACCATCCTCAACCTCCCGAACCCCAACAACCTATTTCCAGGATGGCTGCGCGGCGCAATGTGGGCGCTCACGGGCTGGTTCCCGTTCGACAGCACGCAGACACGTGTCAACGTCGATCGGATCATGCTGCCGATCGTCGACTATATGAATGACAACCAGCAGCCGAGCGAACAGAAGCCCGGCGGCCAACTCCACTACGTCGAACTCACCAAGTCCGGCGGCAACTGGAGTTTCGCCAAATCGTTCGTCATGTACGAGCGGTCTGAGGGCAATGTCCATTTCCACTCTGCTTGTTGGACGCCCAACGGGATTTATCTGGCGCAGGGCGACGGCGCTGATCTGAACGAGGGAATACTGTTCACGCCCAAAGGGTCGTGGGACGACGTGACCACGGCCGAGAGTTTCGACGTGCATCGGCACTGGCATGGCGCCGGTTCGGACGACCCTGACCCAACCGATTCGCCGCAACACGCGGGCTGCGCCGTCGGCAACAATCCAAACGAAATCGTTGTCGGCAACGATCTATCGACAGCGAACGTTTGGATGATGACCATTCCGGACGACCCGGATGACGGACCTGGTATGCGTTCCATGGGAGGCTTCCATCGTGCGCGAGACTTGTCGGGCGGTACGAATCTTTCGTTGTGGATGGGAACTGCTGATCCGTACAACAAGGACCGCTGCACGCTCATACGTCCCAACGGGGCTAATTCGATTGACCTTGCGAGGCTCTGGTATACGCCGGACAATCGGAGGTTTGCGCCGGTCGCTCGCTCTCCGTCCGACGTCCTCACTGGTGCATTCACAATGCCATTTGGCGACAGCCTGGTCTTGTCGTCTCGCATTGGTGGCACCGACACGTACACACTGTTGCTCCCGAACATGCGGGGGCCGACGGCAGGGCTGGCGGTATCACGCGGCGCGACCAACGAACTCCGGCTGAGCGGCGGGGGTGTGACTAACCTGGCGATCGGCGTCGGCAACACAGTGACACGTATCACCGACGGACTGCACCCTGTTACCGGCGAACCATTGGACGCGCCGGGCTTCGGCCCGGTCTACCACTGCGTCACTGGCAACAATAGCGCGTCGATTATTGAGTTCACTCCCGCCGACGCCGAGACGTTCTCCCCGGCCTACGCGGTGATGACGGCCCATCTCAGGATCATCGGAACGGAATGCTTCAACGGCATTTTCACGCTCGAAGATTCAGACAGTTCGCCCGCCGAAGTATTCTCCGAGCATGTCAAGATATGCGAACGGGAGGAGTGGACACCGATCTCGCAACACTTCCCGGCAGACGGGTTCGGTGGGACTTACAACCCGCTCCTGAAAATCCGGCTCCAATCCTTAGAGCCTCGCCGGATGGAGTTCTTGATCCAGCTTGAAGGCTTCTACAGCGGCGAACTGCCGCCGTACCCAATGGACGAGGACACGGTCGGCGCGGACGAGAACGTTTGGCAGAACCTCCCGGCCACCATGGACGAGGACACATGGACAATTGTCTTTGAATGCACGATCGAACCGTGGGCCCCGGACGCCTCAGTGTTCGGTATCGAGGGCGACAGCTTCACTATCCTGACGATCTGGGGGTCAAACGACGAGCGCATCGACATACTTTATCTCGCCGCCGTAAACGGCACGATCCGCGCCAATATCTACAACGGCGGCACACTGCAGGACACGAGCAACATCACCGACATCAACATCGCCAGGGGAGACAAGTTGTGGATCGGCTTTTCACAGGGGGTCGCTGGCACGCACCTCGTCGCGTCAACAGGCTCCCGTGAGCAGGGGTGGGAATCAGACCTGTCTCTGTTCGCCAACAACCTTTCCGTCGCGCCGAGGCAAGTGAGGTTCGGCGGGAGGTTCATGGACGACGTGATCCCGTTGTCCGTGAACATCGTCGGCGTGAACACGGACACGCAGTTGCTCCCGGACGCCATGATGGAGATGCTTGAGGACGACAGCGATGACGAGACGTTTGGCGCTGGCGTGCCGACAGCCCCGTCGCTGGCGAACGACCCAAGCAGCGACACGGCCGAGTCGGTCAACGCCGGAACGACAAGTGTCAGCGTGACTGTTGAGGCCGGGCAGGTGTTGGTGGCAAGCGTTCACTCCCGCGACGCCACGCCTGCGGAACACACCATCACCAGCGTCGTGTTCAACACCAGCGAGACGATGACGCAGGAGGAACTGCAACTCAACCTCACGGGGATCGAAAACCAGGTCGCGATCTACACGCTGCACAACCCGACGGCGGCCACGGCCAACGTCACCGTCAACTGGGCGAACACGCCGGAACGGGCGCGGCTGCACGTCTATGTCATTGACAACGCCGACATCCAGGCAGGGTCTTTCGTCGAGGCGCGGGACGGCGAGGTCGATGGGCGAGCGAGCGGGACCCCCCTGACGCTTCAACTCAACACCTCGCCCAATGCCCTCGTGCTGTTCGCCCAGACGCTCGACGTGGGGCCGGACGACTCCACGGGCATCGTCGCACCGGGAGCAGACGGCTCACTGCTGTTCGAGTTTGACTGGACCACGGCGATCACGGGCGGGTCGTGGGGCTCCAGCTATACCAACGTGGCCGGTGGCATCACGACGTTGGGGTCCCAGTGGACCGACTCCCAGGATTATTCGGCTGCCATCATCTCCATCAGGGGAGGCAAGGTGCCGAGCGACGATGAGACTTATCGCAACCGAGAAAGGCCATTGCGGCGAGACGTCACCGGGTTCTGGTGATCCGCGAACGGCTATCATGCCGACTGGACACGTGTCCACGGCTTCTAACCACCAAGGGGACCTGAATGAACATCTACCGATCGCCCGATGCCGACAAGGGGGGCCTTGGCTCTGACACCTTGACAGCCGACGCAGCCCCGACCCCATCTTGGCGCGACGAACTGTCGGATGAACTGCGTGCTGACGCGACGGTCGCCAAGTACGAGACGCCGGGCGATCTCGCCAAGGCGTACGTGAACCTGAACAAGACGCTGGAGAACCGCGTCCAGATCCCCGCCGAGGGAGCCTCACCGGAGGAGATGGGCGCGTTCTACAACAGGATGGGGCGGCCGGAGAGCCCGGACGGGTACGAAATGCCGGGCGAACTCCCGGACAACGTCTCGGTCGACGAAGGCATCTCGAAAAGCTGGTTCAAGGAAGCCCACGAGATGGGCCTGAACCGCCAGCAGGCCGCCAGAGCGGTCCGCTTCCAGGTCGATACAGCCGCCGCAGCCCAGCGACAGCAGGCCCAGGAGAGCGAGAAGGCGGCCCAGGCGTCGCTCGCTGAACTCAAAGAGGAGTGGGGCAGCGCGTTCGACGAGAAAACCCAGATGGCCCGTTCCGCGATGGCCCGGCTGGAGGAGGGTGGCGCCAAAGGCTTGGCCGCCATTATTCCCCCAGAAAAACTGCACGAGTTTCCTGCCCTGGCGCGGGCATTCGCACAGATCGGAAAATACATGACAGCCGATGAGATCCTTGGCCGTGGCAGCAGCGCCTCATTCAGCTACAGCCCGGCCGAAGCGCGCAGAGTGCTTGATCAGAAGCGTGGAGACGAAGATTTCATGAAGGCGGTGCGCGACGAATCCAGCGGCGGACACAAGGCGGCGGCGGACGAATACGAGAAGCTGATCATGGCCGCGAACTTCAGCGAGGACAATACGGTCATCGTGTCCCGGCCTTGACTCTTGGAGAGACGCTGGATATATGTCTGGTGAGCAGGGACCCATGATCCAGGCCTGCCTCGAAGGATCCGACTGGCGACCGTAAGTCGCAAGGATGCCTGCCAGAGCGGCGGGGACCATCCGAAGCAAGCTATTCGTTTGCCTTCGGAGAATCCCCTATGTCCTTCTCAATCGACAATGCCCACGTACAAGCGTTCTCGGAGACTCTGTTCTTCGAGGCGCAGCAGCGAATGTCCCGCACCCGCGCTCACTGCACCGTCGAGAGCGGCGTGGTGGGCGAAAGCAAGTCATACGACCGAATCGGCGGGTCCGAGATGGTGGAAATCACGGACCGACACGGCGATACGCCGTTCACGCCCGTCGATCACACCCGTCGGCGCCTGTTCCTGCGTGACTACGACTGGAACGAACTCGTCGACGACGCCGACAAACTCAAGACCATCATCCAGCCGGAGAACGCCTACACCAAGGCCGGTGCCATGGCGGCGGGCCGCCGGATGGACGACACCGTCTTTGCGGCGTTGGATGGGACCGCAGACACCTGGACCAAGTCGGGAGGCGGCGGAACGGCTGCTTTCGCTGCGGGCCAGATCGTCGCGGTCGACTACATCGAGGACGGCTCGGCGGTCAACAGCAACATGACCGTCGCCAAGATGCGAGAGGCCCGTCGGCTGTTCCTGACGAACGAGGTCCCGGAGTTCGAGCCCCTGACGATGTCGATGTCCGGCTCGAACCTGATGGCGCTCATGCGTGACGACGAAGTCACGAGTGCCGACTACAGCACGCTCAACGCCCTGATGCGCGGTGACATCACCGGCGCGAACTTCATGGGCTTCCACATGATCCACTCCGAGCGCCAAACGCTGACCGGCAACAACCGGCACGTGCTGGCGTGGAGCAGGCGTGGTTGCCAGTTGTCGTTCGCCAAGGACGTCACTGGACGAGTGTCCGAGCGTGATGACAAGCGGTACAGCCTCCAGGTCTACTTCGCAATGAGCCTGGGTGCGGTCCGAATGGACGAGTTGGAGGTTGTTCGCATCCTCGCGGATGAGACTGCCTGAGTCTTTAGATCCCCGAAGTAATACGGAGGCGGCCAAGGCTCCCGCTGACGGCTTCGACTTCTAGGAGTTTGTGATGGCTAATTTCGGATCAACTGACGTGATGGACGGTGTTCTCGCATCGCCCCCAAGGATGGCGCCCGTCGGCCTGAATCGCGGCCGAGTGCGTATCCAGCAGGGCACGTTTCAAATGCCTGCCGGGTTCCTGATCAACGACATCATGGTGCTGTTCCGGCTGCCGACTGTCGCGCGGGTTCTCACACTGTTTACGCAGTGGGACGACTTGGGCGGCACGATGACGATGGACCTCGGCCTGTACGACGCGCACGAGAACCTTGCCGACACGCCCACCGTGCGAGACGCCAACCTGTTCGATTCGGCGGGCGTCGGCGGATCGGCCGGGTCACGGGTCGACCAGCGGTTCGCGAACCTCAACCACAACACGCAGGGCTTGCAGTTGTGGGAACTGTTGGGGCTCACCGCCGATCCGGGTGGGCAGTATGACGTCTGCATCACGTTCACCGCAGCCACGACGCCGATCGTCGGTGCCGATTACTCGTGGTCCTGCACGTACGTCGTTGACTGACTGACACAGTCCGGGCCGGTGTTGCTCCCCTTCACCGGCCCGGCCTTTCCTGCAAGTCGCGCGGCCGTGAGGCCAAACCGCCCACGAGGCCACGCAGGAGATACGCCATGGGACTTCACCGTCTCGTTGAGAAGGTCCTGACAGGTGTCCAGTTCGGAACGGCATACGCCGACGAGATCCGTGCGATCCCGTTCGCACGCGCCGGGCCGATCGTGACACTGGTGAACACACAGCCGGAGATGACCGCGCTGACATCGGGCACGTTGTTCATCGTGCGCAGTACGGGGACGTTTACAATCCTCATGCCAAACCCCCTGACCGTCGGGGTCGGGAATTACTGGGACTTCTTCAACGCGGTCAACCAAAACCTCACGTTCGACAGCGAAACTGACGAGATACTTGGCTACGGAGCCGACGCCGCCGTGTCGCTGCTGCGAGCTAACCAGGCCAGCGAAAAAACCGGATGGGGCGTTCGTTGGCTCTGCGACGGGGTCCAACTGATCCCAATGATCCACCTGGCAGACGCGGACCAGACCATCGCGCACGTTTCGTAGGAGGCTGCCATGTCAGTCAGAAATATAATCGAGAATGTGTTGCTGGGACTCTCGCCAGCCGGAGTGCCGCAGCGCCGGTTGCGTGTCGTGGCAAAGGCGGCGAGCTACGGCGTGCTGGTCCGCGACAGCGGCACCGTGTTCACCACACGTGGGGCGGCCGGGTCGGTCGTGTTCACGCTGCCCGCGCTCGCAGACTCGGCGAATTGCCACTATTGGTTTGTGGCTGTTCCCGACGAGAACATGACGGTCGCGAGCGCCGAAGGCAACAACATGATCGCGTCAGGTGACGTCGCGGCGTCGTCGGTCGCCTACGCCACCGCGAACGAAAAAACCGGTGGCGTGTTCTACGTGGTCAACGACGGGACACAATGGCTCGTGTTCCCGCACCTGGCGAACGAGGGCCAGGCGATCACAATCGTTTGAGGAGGTTGACATGGGTTGGAAAAGAAAAGTCCAGGACATTCTCATGGGCAACCACCCGCTCGGAGTGCCACAGACACGCCGCAAGACGATCGACATCACGGGAAACGTGACGCTCTCCGTGCGCGACAGCGGCGCCATCTTCACCACGAACGGCGCGTCTGCGGCGTCCAACCTGGTTATCACGCTGCCCCTGCTCGCTGACTCGAAGGGGTGTGTCTACACGATCATCTGCACGACGGACGTGAATACGATCACAGTCGCCAGTCAGACGACAGACCTGATCACGTTCAACGACCTTTCGGCGACTTCCGTCGGCTTCAACGAGGGGACCGACGTCAATAACGTCGGCGGTGGGTTTACGTTCATCAACGACGGTACGAACTGGCTGGCGTTCGTGCATCTCGGAGACGAGGGTCAGTCAACCGTGGTGGTATGAATGGCGAACGAAACAGACGTTGTCAACATCGCCCTGACGCTGCTCGGACAAGATCCGATCATGTCCATCAACGACGACACGACGCGGGCGGTCATCGCCAAGCGTCGGCTGCCGGACGTGCGCGACTCCGTCCTTGAGATACCGCCAGCGTGGAACTTCGCGACGACGCGCGTGACACTGACGGCGCAACTCGCATTCACGCCAGCCTGGGGCATGACCAACGCCTTTGCGCTTCCCGCCGACTTCCTGGCCCTGATGACGACGCGCGACCAGACCAGCGAGTTTCGCCTGGAATACACCGCAGCCGACGGCCGCATCCTCGTGACCAATATGGGGTCTGTCGATCTCATCTACGTGGCGAAGGTGGAGACGGTCAGCGTGTGGCCGCCGACGTTCGTGGACACGGTCGCGACCAAGCTGGCTGCCGAGATGGCGATCAAGCTGACCCGGAACATCAATCTGATGAAGGTCATGTACGACTTGTTTCAGGTCAAGCTGGACGAGGCACGGCTGTCCGACGCCCTCCAGGCACCGATCGAACAGGTCACGGGCACGCACCTGCTCACGGCGAGAATCGTCCCCGCCTGGCCGGACAACAGGCCGATCTCGAACCTGGTGCCGTAATGGCAACACCCCAGCAGTCGTACCAAGGCACCGACTCAAGGACGGCGCAAGGTGGCTGGTCGTTCCCGCCTCGCATCCTCGACCTGACGACACTGAACGCAACGCTTGAGTTCGAGTTGAACATCCTGGGTATGGACCGCATCTCGGTCCGGCTCCAGACGGGCACGTGGTTGACCGCCGTCGTCTCGCTTGAGGCGTCGATCGACGGGCAGAACTGGACACTGCTTGGGGAGCAGTTCACCGGCAGCCTTGTCGAGCAGGCGGCGATCAGCACCGACGGGTTCCCGATCGCACGGTTGAGAGTCGCGACGAACGACGCGGGTGCGTCGCCCGCGACGGCGTTTATCTACACCTACCAAACAGGCCGATGACCGGATACCCACGAAATCGCTACACCATCGGCGCTCACTTCGATGGAGGCGGGGGCGTTGTCGCCGTCAACTCAAAGGCTCGTCTGTTCATCACCGAAGATTTCCTGATCGAAGGCTGGTACTTGTTCGCGGACGTGTCCGGCAGCGTCGTGATCGACGTCTGGGCCGACACGTATCTCAACTATCCGGCGACCGACGCGGACACGATCACCGGCGGGGCTGAGCCCGCATTGAGCGGGGCAATCACGGCGACGTCCGAAGCCCTGTCGGCGTGGACGCGGAAGCTGGACGCTTTTACCGCGCTGATCTTCAACATAGACTCAATCGCAACAATAAAGGCGTGCGACCTGTACCTGGTCGGCAGCCGCCGCTGACGGCAAGGAGCAACGTAATGAGTTTCGTATTCACTAACTTCAAGCGGGCACTGGCTGAGGGCGAGATCGACCTCGTCAACGACGACATTCGAGCCGTCCTTGTCATGACCGACACCACGTTCGACGGTGCGGGCGACGAGGACAACGATCGGATGGACGACACGACCACCGAGGACTACTGCGACGGCGCGAACCACGACAGCACCCTCGGCCACGCGCTGGCTACCCAGGCTGTCAACCAGGACGATCCGAGCAACCGGGCCGAGTTCGACGCGATCGATCTGGTGTTCACCGCCCTCGGTGTCGGCACACGGCAGAACCAAGCCCTCGTCATATTCAAGTGGGTGACGGTCATCGCCGACTCGATCCCCATCGCGTACATCGACTCAGGTGGGTTCAACTTCGACGGCAACGGCGGCAACGTGACATTCCAGTGGAACGCCCAGGGCATCCTCCAGGTGACGTGATGGGCTGGTACGACGAGGCGCAGGGCATACACAACGACAACGTCGTTGGATGGGCCGTGTGGTTCAGTAGCGGTGCGCAATACTGCTCACTGTCCCACACGGCCGACCAGTTGCCCGACGGCGTCGTACAGTGCATGTGGGTCTGGTGGTTCCAGTCGCGGGACCCAGACTACTTCGCCGGGGCGTTCTACACACAGGAGGAGTACCCGATCCCGCATTCGGATCGGATTCTCCGGGGCGGTTGGACCGACATGGAGAACCACGACACCATTTGCAAGGCTGCCGCGAAAGAGTGGTGGCCTCCGAGTTGGATAGGACCGCTCGCCCATGTCTGAGAAGTATTTTCTGCGCGGCGTCAATGTAGACACAACCTGCGACCTGGGGTTGGACATTGACATGGACATGAACACGGTGCAGGGGTCCGACACCTCCCCTGTTTCTGCGTCGATCAGCTCCAACACGTTCGCGGACAAGTTCAGTTTCGACGTTGATGTCAGTGGCGACACGCCGGACGACGGCGACATCGACTACAGCCTCAAGATCGACGCCTCAACCGACGTAGACATGCGTGTGCGTGTGCAGGACATCGACGACGCAGGATGTTCGATCGGCAGCACGACGACGGGCAGCATCCACGGCGCGCCCATCGGCACGGGTGTCATCACTGGCACGTTGTCGAGTCACGTCTGGGCCGCAGCGTCCGAGCGGCTTCGCATCATCATTGAGATGCGACGCACGGCGCTGTCGCTGCACGGAACAAAGACGCTTTCAATCGCGGTGTCGCACAACGACAGCCACATCACCGCTCAGGGGTTCAGTGCTTCTGCTCCACAGACGCTCACGCCGGATCCCCAGACGATCCCAATCCTGGTTCCCGCGCCGACGATCGCGCTGACACGTGTCCAGACGCCAGATGCCCATGCGATCCCGCTTCTGCTGCCAGCGCCGACGATCGTGTTCGGAGGTATCAGCAAGACGCCGGATCCTGTGACCATTCCGCTCGTGCTTACGGCTCCGACGATTCATGTCGTCAAGACACCAGACCCCCAAGCGATTATGATCGTCATTCCGGCCCCGACCATTGATGTTCCCGGTGCCCCTGGGGCAGTAACGACTACCTGTACCCAGTGGGGATAGACCCATGGCGACACCACGGCCATACCAGTCCAATTTCACGGCGGGAGAGTGGTCGCCACTGCTGAACGGCCGATCGGATCTCCGCAAGTACGCGAACGCCGCCAGAGAGATGACGAACGTGCTTGTGCAGAAGCATGGCGGGTTTGTCCGGCGGCCGGGAACGCAGCACGTTGCCGAGGTGAAGTTTCCGGCCAACTCCGGCACGAGGCTCATTGAGTTCCAGTTCTCTGTCGACCAGACATATGTCCTGGAGGTCGGGGCCGCCTACATCCGGTTTTACCGCGACCAAACGCAGATGACCCAGGTCGCGGGCGACCCGTCTCCCGGCACCATCACCGAGATCGTGGCGCCGTGGGCTGATGCCGAACTGATCCAGGTCAAGTTCACGCAGTCGGCGGATGTTCTCTACCTCACGCATCCGGACTATGAGGTCCGGACCCTGACGCGGACGGTCGGGAACGACACCGACCCGACAACGTGGGTCCTCGCACCGCTCGACACACAGGACGGGCCCTATCTGGACGAGAACACGTCGGACGACACGCTGGACCCGGACGGCACGAGCGGAACTGTCACCATCGTCGCCAGCGCCGCAAACACGTTCGTCGCCACGGACGTCGGGCGGTTGATCCGATTGACGCATCCGACGAGCAACACGGCGGGGTGGGCCATCATCACCGTCTTTACCAACGACACAACTGTCGATGTCGAGGTCCAGGTGGACTTCACCAGTCTCGCGCCGACGACCCGGTGGAGACTGGGGAGATGGTCCGACACGACCGGGTGGCCGTGGGCGGTCACGTTCCACGAGCAGCGGCTTATCTTTGGCGGGAGCCGCAGCAATCCCACAACGTATTGGGGCAGCGAGGTCGGCGACTTCCCCAGCTTCTCACCGAGCGACCTGAGCGACGTGACGACGGTCATCGCGACGCACGCGGTCACTGGGACCATCGACAGCAATGAACTCAACGGCATCCAGTGGATCCTGTCGGACCCGCGTGGCCTGCTGATCATGACGTCCGGCGGCGTATTCGCCCGTCCCAAGAGCGACGCCCCGCTCACGCCGGACGACACCGGAATGCGGCTGCAAGACCCGACCGGGTCCCATGCGACAGCCCGCGCGTTGCGCTTGCCCGGCGCTGCGTTGATGGTCGCCAAGAGCGGGAGACGTGTCCACGAGTTGATCTACAACTTCGACGTCGACCGCGTGATCGCGCCGGACCTGTCGATCCTGGCTGAACATATCTCCGAGTCGGACATCGTCTACACGGCTTACCAGCTTGAACCCAACAGCATCATGTGGGCGATCCTGACCAACGGGATACTCGTCGGCATGACGTACGAGCGGACCGAGCAGATCATTGGATGGCATCGGCACCCGATCGCGGGGTCCCTCAACGGCTCGGACAACCCGACCGTCGACTCGATCGCGTCTATCCGTCAGGGAAGCGACGACCAGCTTTGGATGATTGTCCAGAGAACGATCAACGGGATGATCCGGCGATACGTCGAGTTCCAGCAGGTGCAACTCGGCCGCACGGCACACCAAGAGGACGCTTGGCACCTCGATTCCGCGCTGGCGGTCGACAACCCGCTCCCGATCGCGAATGCGACACAAGCGAACCCGGTGATCATCACGACGTCGGTCGCGCATGGACTCGTCTCTGGCGATTTCGTCCGGATCCGCGACGTTGTCGGCATGACGGAGTTGAATCAGAACGTCTACAAGGTCGCAGGCGAGACGGCGACTACGTTCCAGTTGCGGGATCCCGACGACGATTCGGGGATCGACGGGACGGGGTTCACTGGGTACATCAGCGCGGGCGCGGTGTATAAACACGTGACGGTCATCAGTGGGCTCGGCCATCTTGAAGGTGAGACTGTCGGCGTGTTGGCCGATGGGGGCAGACACCCCACCAAAGTTGTCGCAGGCGGGTCGATCACGCTCGAATACGGGGCCAGCCGGATCCTGGTGGGGCTGGCCTTTGATTGGGCGTACGAATCCATGCCGATCGTCGACCTGACGCCGGGCGCCGACACGCGCGGGGCCGCCAACCGGATCGCGCAGGTCAACCTCTGGCTGAATCGCTCGATCGGCGGTCGGCTCGGCACGAACGAGAAGCCCGGCGACATCATCGAATACCGTTCCTTTGGCGACGAGATGAAGCCGGTCGAACTGTTCACTGGTGTCCTGGAGGCTGCGTTCCCCGGCAGCAGCGGGCCGGAGGCCACCATCCGCATCACGGGCGACGGGCCTCTGCCATTCAACCTGCTCTCTATGTCGGCGGAGATCACTTCGGATGAACTTTGAGGTCACTCCGTTCGAGCCGATGGATCTTGAGGCGTTCAGGGGAACCAGCCTGACCTACGGCTCGGCGTTCGAGGACTGGGCGCAGGAGATCGTCGCCTCGCACCAACGGGACGGCCGCGTCTGGACGGGCAGGTGGAACGGCGCGGTTGCGGCGGTCGCTGGTTACGCGGAGCCTTGGCCGGGCCGGGCGTGCATCTGGATCGCAATCCTCGACGATTTCCCGCAATCAGTGAACGGAGCCGTCGCGCTCGCGCTCACTCGTCTCGGAAGGAAGCTGATCAGCGGGATGCCGCACCGGCGTATTGAGGCGACAGTGTTGGCGGGTTTCGACGCGGGCGAACGATGGGCGCGAATGCTGGGCTTTGAATACGAGGGCACGTTGCGGTGTTATGATCCGCTGGGAAGGGATCATCAACTCTTTGCCATCGTGAGGTCTGAGCAATGGCACCCCTCATCCCCATCATCGGCCTCGTCGGATCACTCGCTTCCGGTGTAGTTGCGATCGGATCGGCGGTTGTCGCCTCCAAGCAAGGCAGGGAGAGAGCCGAACTGGCCGAACAGGCCGGGGGGATCGAGGCTGATCGCGTCCGACGCGAGGGCAGGCGTTCCAAAGCGGACAGGGCCGTGCGTTTCGGGGCAAGTGGGGCTGTCCTTGGAACCGGCAGCACGCTGGACGTTCTGGCCGACGAGGCGGCGGAAATCGAGGAAGAAGCATTGCTTCGAGCCTTCGGTGGCGACCTTACCGCCGCCAACCTCCGGGCACAGGCCGGGCAGACGCTCGCCAGCGGGATCATTACCGGAATCGGCTCATTCGGGACTGCGGTCGGGTTCGCTGGCGAGATAGGTGACATCTTGAAACCGGCCGGAACGAGCCCGATCACCGTCCCGTCGTCCCTGATCGGACCCGTAGGATGACCCGCGTCCGCACCTCTCCGCTGAGCATCCCGATCCCCACCGGCGGGGCCCGGCAAGCGCTGGGACTCTCTGGAGACATATCCAGAGCGACGACGGCGATCGTTACCGCGCTTGATAGATTCCGGCAGACCGTCAACCGCCGGAAGGTCATCACGGCCGAAACGAAATGGCTCAGCTTCCTGGCGAACGCCCAAGACGAGGTCGCGGAACTCGACCCCGACGACCGATTGACATCGTTCCAAGCCCAAGCCAAAGAGTTCGGCAAGACGTTCAGCAACGTCAAGGACGGAGCGCTTCGCCAGGAAATGCAACTCGGTTTCGCGCGGGATGCGGCCCGGACCGAGATTCGCGTTCAACGCGACGCCCGCAAGGCCGAGGTTTCGGTGTCGAACGCTGCCCTTGAGGAACTGGGCGGCGAACTGCGTGCCAAGGCGCTGCGCGGCGAAAACACCCTGCAGGAGTCCATGGACCGGTACAGCGAGCGAGTGGATTGGCTGATCAACCATTCACATACGGCGCTGGAGGCAACGCAGAAGAAACGAGCGTTCGCTATCCAGATGGTCCGGACCCAGTTCGGAAGGATCAAGACGTCCGGCGAACTGACCGCGATCGCGAAGCACAAGATGATCGGGGACCTTCTGGACTCCGACCTCGCCGCCGAGAACATGGACGCCGGAGAGATGGCGAACAAGCGCGACGAGAGCGTCAACATACTGGTCCAGGAGACGCACCGGCTGGTCAATATCGCCTCGTCCGCCGTGATCCTCCCGAACGGCGGGGAAATGCTGGACACCATCGAAGATCAGGTCAGGAACATGCCGGACGTGATCGGAACGCTCAAGAGCGTCGCGCTGGCGGACATTGCCGCGTTCGGCATCCGCCGGGCTGCGATCGACGTTGACGCGCAGACGATCACGCATCAGTTCGCCCTTGATAAACCGCTGACCGGCCAATGGTCGCCGACGACGCTGAATGCGGCTTACGAAACGATCCAAGACGATACCCACGCGAGCATGGCTGATATCGGTGCGTGGTTCGCACGCGGGACGACGGGATTCCCGGACAACTTCAGGAAAGACTATCGCAACCTGTGGGACGCGGATTCGCGGTCGTTCGACCTCGCTATGGCGATGGAAACGTACCGGGCGATCTCGGCCCAGCCCGGCGGCAAGGACCGGGTTGACCAGATGCTCGCCGAGACGGACATGAGCGACGTCGCGCAGACAACTGTCAGGATGATCGCGATGGACGAACTCCTGGCCCCGCAAGTTCTCGAAATGATGTCCAGCCCGGACGCCAAGGCGACGCTGAATCGTGTCGCCAGCGACCTCCAGGATCCGCTGATGATCGACGGCGACCAGTGGCGGGACGACATCGACAACTCGTTCGAGGGCCTTGGCGACGTCATGGTCAACAGAGAGGCATTGGCCGACTGGCGGGCCGGAGTCATGTTCAACATGCTCGCGAGGCAAGCCGCTGGCGCTATCGACCCGCTTGAACGCAAGGACGCCTACACCGGCGCCTCGAAGTTCGCCGTCGAGAACCTCAAGGGGCGATGGAAAGCACTCGACTTCGATATCGGTAACTGGGACTTTGTCCTGGTCCCGAAGTTCGTGGACGCGTCTCCAGCGATGACCGCATTCCTCAATGACCACGTCTCCGGCGACGAAACGCTGTATAGCTTGATCATCACGGTGGACGCGGACAAGAACCAGTTGCTCCCGTTCACCGAGGACGGCCAGATCACCGGGATCGCGTCATGGAATCCCGACACGGGCGAGGGCCAGATGCTCCGGCCCGATTCCAAGGGATGGAACGCTGCCATCAGGACCGTTCTGCCCGGCTCAAGGGCCATCGAACGCGACCAATGGCACCCGTATATGAGACAGTCGTCACACCAGGGCGGGTACATAGAACAGGCCGATCCAACGCTGGCGAGGAAGCTGTACGGGCAGGCAAAGGCGTATCTTGAGTCGATTGGAACGCTGTCCGACGATGACGCGGTGGCGAGCGAGCAAGTCTCTCGGATGGCCGAAGTCGTCGCCAAGACAAGGGGCTGGTTCGGCCTGATCCAACCGGAGCCTGCTGGTGACGCGGCTACCCAGTAGCTCAATCCTCGATTCGGTGATGGACGAGACGCCTCCGGCGAGTTCGATCCTTCACGCTGTCATGGCAGAGCCGGTTCCGGGCCGAGGCAGCCTCAAGGGAACCCCGTGGGACGTCGCCCTGCAAATGCTCCAGTCGATGCCGGGGCCGATCCCGATGGAGGAGACGTTCCTGGAGACGATGCGCACGACGGCCGGTCGCGGCATGTTCCAGACCATGCGACAGATGGCCGGGCTACGTCGAATGGGCGCCGGTGTCGTGGAAAGCGTCATCGGCAAGAACTTTATCACAAGCGTTCTGGCCGAGCAGGGCAAGCAAGGGCAGTTCGTGGCTGAACTGGGCCTGAAACTGCTCCCTCGCGACAAGCAAAGCGAGGGCGCGATCGAACGGCTACTGGGCAACGTCCTGGAAAGCGGTCCATCGACCGCCTTGCCGATCGCCCTTGGGTTCGCCGCCGGTCCCGCCGGGCCAGCCGTGGCGTTCGCGATCTTCGCCGGGAGCATGGCGGCGCCGGTCGTCGGCGGTCAGTATCTTGAGGCGCTGGCCGAGGGCCGCAGCGAGGGCGAGGCCGAAATCGAGGCGATGGTCGCCGGTGCAGTCACCATCGCCACGGCGTTCATTCCGTTCCAGTTCCTCCTGCAGAAAATCCCCGGCGCGGACCGCTTTATTGCCACGGCGGCCCGCCGGTGGGCATTCCGAGCGATCGGCGGCGCCGGGGGCGAGGGCGTTCAGGAGATCCTGGAAGGCATCGGGATCGAGACGGCCAAGGCGATCCTGCGGGATGACCCGGAGATCGCTTTCGGGATGCTGACGCACGAGTTCTGGGGCCCCTTGATCGAGGAAGCCGTCACGGCGGCGTTCATCGGCGGCACATTCGGGGGCACGATCGCGGCCCACGAGGAGATCACGGCCAAGATCGCCGAGGGCAAGCAACTCACCATCGACGACCTGAGACTCGCCCATCAGGTGATCTTGTTGACTCTCCCGGACTCCGCGCCTGCGCCTGGACAGGTGTCCACGGGACTCGACATAGTTGGCGAGCCGACACAACCTGGCTCGCCGGAAGCGATCTCGCTCGTCAAAGCGACCCAGATCCCGAAGATCACACTGACGAAAGCGCAGTCCCAAGAGATCGACGCGACTGCGGTGGGCACGCTCAAGCGGTTCGGCATTGACGCCGGAGGGGGAGCGGTCGACCTGGATTCGATGAACTCGCTCACGCAGGAGCAGCGAGATCAGTTGGCGAGCCAACTGGAGCAGGACAACGACCCCGTCAATGGCCTGGAAGATCGGTCTGGTCCCCTGCGGCGGTCGATGGCGAGCCTCATCAGCAAATTGCGGGAGGGCGTCGCCGAGGTCGAGGTCGAGGCCGAGGCCGACGTCGCCGCCGATGAGGCCGCCGTAGAGCCCGTCTTAGACGTCAAGTCCAAACTGGCCTCTCTCGACGATCTGCTCCTGGGGGACGCTCAGGACGCGGCTCAGTTGATCAGGAGCGGTCCTCTGGGCAACGATGCCCAACGGAACGCCGACGCGGTGCTGGGAGAGGTCCAGAGGCGGCTGGACGAGCAAGCCACGGCACCCGAACCCACACCGCCGCCGCCCGACAAGCCGAAGCCCAAGGAGAAAGAATCCGTCCAGGATCTCATCCGCCGGATCGTCTGGGGCGGTCCGTACCGGGTCGAGACGGTCACGGAGGCCGAGGAACTGCTCCAGGAGATCCGCGACCTCAAGAAACTGGGCCGGGAAGCCATCCGGAAGGCCAGGGCCGAGGGCGTCGATACAGCGACACGTGTCTGGGAGGAACGGCTGCGTCGGGCCAAGAACCGCGCGGGCGAGATCGACGCGCTGAAGCAGGAACTCCTGGAGGCCCTGACCGAGCGATTCAAGGGCGCCCTACCCAAGAACCTCGCCAAGAAACTCAACCAGGTCCGGACCCGGAAGCAGCTTGACAACGCCATCGCCACCGCCGAGCGGCTGGTCCAGCGGCTTGAGCGGAGCGAGGCCATTGGCCGGGTCAAGAACGCCATTCGTAGCGCCCGGAAGGGCCGTGTCGCCCCAGACATCCAGGAAGCAATCGACGATCTGCTCAGCGACGTCAACATTGTCAACCTGTCCGACGCGCTGCGCGACGTCCTGACACGTATCAGGATCGCCACCGAAGGCTCCGAGGTCGAACTGCCGAAGCGTCTTGAGGAGCAACTGAAGCGGCTCGATCGCACAAACGTCAAGGAACTCGAAACCAGCGACATCCAGCACCTCGCCGAAATGCTGGAGGGCCTGCTCGGCGTGAACGGCCGACGGATGGCCGCGAGGCGGGCGGCATTGGCACAGGCCGAGGAACGAGCCGCCGACGTCATGGCATCAGAGGTTGACGGCCGAGTCCGGCCCGGCCCCGGCGTCGTCGTTCCGACGGATCGGAAACGACAGAGGCTCCGGCCGCTGCGGATCAACCGGCAGGGCAGGCAGGAGATCGACGACCCCGGCAAGCTGGGCGGCCTGGTCGAGATATCGCTCGGCCGGATCCCCAACATGCTCGCGATGACGCTGGCTGAGTATCTGGGCGGCCGGGACAGCGGGACGTACGAGATCCTGTACGGCGACGTCGATCGCGGGATGGATCGGGCGTACGACCTTGAGTTTCAGTTCATTGAGATGTGGGAGTCCGAACTCAAGGCTCTCCGCGTGGATGACAACATCCTGCGCAGAATGTCGGCCCGGATCGCGACCGCCAGCAACATCATCCTCAAGGCCGCGCAGTCGGTCGGCTTCCAGCCATTCGGTGAAACCAGCGCCGACATCATCAGTTACAAACTGTCGAACGGTCAGACGATACAGATGGACAGGGACGAGCGGATGTACCTGCTCAACCTGCTCCGGCGACGGATCGCGTTCGAGGACATTGTTCATCGC